AGGTTGGAAACATACCTGCATAGTTTTCATAAATACGCCGCCTATTTGCTATATATGGCTCGCGCAATATAAAAACGTAGTCGATATTCGTGCGCAAATTTGGAGGAATACCTAAAGGATATTGCATTGTGATGACCAACATCACTTTCCAGTGCCGACCATTCATAAATAGGAGACGCATCATCTTATCTTTTGTCCAGCTTCCATCATATAAGCAATCATCTAATATAACAAATGCTCGTGGATCAATATTCGATTTTTTATAAACTTCGACTTCTTTTTTTATCTGCTTCATTACCGTCTTCTGTCTTTTCAAAATATTTTCAATAATAGCAGTATTATATTCATCGTGAATAAATAATTTAGGAACATGCTCGGCATAAAAACCGTTACCTGCTTCTGTTCCGCTAATTACTGTCCCTATTGGAATATCTTGATGATAATATAGCAAATCTCGTACTAAATAAGTTTTACCGGTATCGCGACGTCCTATTAACACAATAACGGGTCCTTTATTTTCATCTGGTCTAAAACTTATAGATTTAATATCAAATTTTTTTAATTCTAATGTCATTACTAAATAACTTATATTTATTAGCTATATTAAATAGTTTACTATTTAAACTTAATTTAATAGTTTAGTTAATTAATAGTTTAATATATTTATTTGTGTTATAAATTAAAAAAATAAGTATTTGTTATTTATTAAATGGAAATAAACTATAAAAAAAATAACAATAAACAGCTATTTGAGAACTTTAATAATAGTGATTTTTTACATATAGAAAATTCGCAAAATTATTTTCCATTATACAATAATTTTTTTAACTTAAATAGTACTAATTATAATGCTATAAATTTGAATAATAAGTATAAATTAGAATTAATTTTAGAAAAAATAAATTATAATAAATTTTTAGCAACAATTACAGATATATGCAATAACAAATTTAACAAAGAAGTATTTGTAAAATATAGTCCTCTTATTGATCCTGTTAAATATATGATAGGAAAATATGAAAATAACTATAATATTTTAGAATTACCTAAATTTATAGATAATACTAATTTAGATGCAAACTCCGAATATAGTGCTACTTATAAAAAAATATTAGATCCTAATAATTCAGCATATATTGATGGATTTTTTTCATTTTTATCAAGTTGTTTATTAAACAACTATAATTTTTATAATGGTTTAGACTATTACGGTGCTTTTTTAGGCATAAAAAATAAATTTAAATATAACGTCACAGAAGATTTAGAATATTTAAATGAGTCGGACTATTTTCATAAGCACAAAAATAGTTTATTCATTTTTGATGAAAATGAAAAAATATTTAATTTATTTAACAATACTAAAAAATATAAGAAACCTTTAGTGTTAGGTAAAGCAGATGACGATTTAAATATAAGCGATTTAAATATAAGCGATTTAACTATAGCCCCTGATTGTCCAATTGAAGAAGAAATTATTATAGCAAATGAAGTTATTATTGAAGAAACACATAATGCTAATTTAGAACTAACATTAACCTATGAAAATTTAGATATTTTAGTAAATAATAAAAAAACATCAAATAGCAATACAAATACAAATACAAATACAGGAATTAATGATACAAATAGTTCAGATACATGTTCTTCTAGATCATCAAATACTGACTTAACTAATTCAGTAAATAGTAGCACAGACGATGATGAAAGTAGCGAATCAAGCTTTAATAGCGAAGAAATATTTTGCACAATTGATAAAATACCTGTTGAAATGATAATATTAGAATGTTGCGAAAATACTTTAGATGATTATATAGTAAATAATAAAATAAAAGACAATGAATGGGAGTCTATAATAATACAAATATTATTTACATTAATTACATATCAAAAAGTATTTGAGTTTACGCATAATGATTTACATACGAATAATATTGTATACATAACTACACCAAAAAAATATTTATATTATAAATATAACAATACACACTATAAAGTCCCTACCTTTGGTAAAATATACAAAATAATTGATTTTGGAAGAGCCATTTACAAATTCAAAAACAATTTTGTTTGTAGTGATAGTTATTCAGAGACAGGTGACGCAACCTCGCAATATAATTGTGAACCTTATTTGAATAAATCTAAACCTATTATTGGACCCAATTATAGCTTCGATTTATGCAGATTAGGCTGTAGCTTATTTGATTATTTTATTGACGACTTAGATGACATAAAAAAATTAAAGTCTCCTATTAAAAAAATAATGATTGAATGGGTTTTTGATGACAATAATAAGAATATATTGTATAAAAATAACGGAGCAGAGAGATATCCCGATTTTAAATTATATAAAATGATTGCTAGAACAGTTCATAAGCATACACCGCAAAATGTATTACTTAAACCCACATTTGATAGTTATAAAATCGCAAAAAAAAATATTAACAATGTTCAAGAAATTTTTAATATTGATAATTTACCTATTATGGTATAATAATTTTATATACTATAAAATAACATTTTATATAATATAAAAAAAGGATTTAAAAGTCAGGTACATTTGTAAAAGCAGTCAAGGCTTCTTTAGAGCCTCCAGTCATATGACTAAAGTCAAATTTTTCTAATAGAAACATTGAAATAGCTCCGCATAAAAATACAACAAGACCATCTTTAGATATTATTTTTATAGATATGTTATCTTTTGTTATATATTTAGTATCTATAATTTTAAAAATTACATACATAATACTTATTGATAATGTAGGCAATATAAAATTCATTTAATTTATAAACATAAATGAATTTTATAAATATAACGAATTAATTATTATTTATCATTTAAGTTAATTCTTCTATATCTAAAGAAATACTTTCACTATCACTTATTTCTGTATTTAAATCTAATATATCTAAATCTAATTTATCAGGATCTTCGCTCAAATTTTGGACATCAAGTTCAAATTTAGATTTGTCTTTTTTATCTATCTTTAGCTTATAATTATTATCTGTATCTGTTTCTGTCTCTGTCTCTGTCTCTGTCTCTGTGTCTGACCCTATATCAGTAACCTTACTTTTATCAATAATAGTATCTAAATTATTTTCAGCCTCTAATACATTATCCTCATTTAAATCTTTATTGGCATTTAAAATAGTGTTTTTTAAGTTAACTTTACTCTCGGCTTTCAATTTTTCCGCCGTTTCTTGCTTAATTTTATCTAATTCCTTCTTTTCTTTTGCTTTCTTGTTTTTTTCTAGCGCTTCTTTATCCGTTATTACCTCCTTTTTCTCCTCTATTTCAACATCTGTTTCCAAAGTTTCATCTAAATACATTTGTAATATATGTTCTATTGGTATACTCTCTCTAATAGTATTCAAAATACACTCCTTAATCAACAACTCTAACTCTCTATTGTTTTTCTGAACTTGTAATGGCTTTATATTCTTTTCAAATAAATATATATTTACATATATCTTTCGCGCAACATTTATATAAGTCTTGTGTATAAATTTATGAAGGTCTGGTATATCAATATTTATTTTTTTTTGTTTTAAACCTACACGTGTTGAGGTAAGCGACTTCAATTGTGTAATATGAACACACGTTATCAAATCTTCTAAATAGTTACAAGCGCTTGATGTAATTATACGCTGTTTCTCATTTTCAACAATCTCAGAACTCCATTTTGGAATATTATTCAAAAAATTTTGGAATGTCATTAAATATTTTGTTTCTTCACTATTTTCTAAACATACATCATAGGCTTCTGTAAATATTGACCGCAGACCTTCAATTATACAGGGAGTTAATGTATTTGTTAATCGCGCACACCACTCATTTTTAGATTCAATTATTGTTGAAAGATTAAAATCATCCATTTTTATAATTTAAAAATTTATTTTAAATATCTAATTTTAACTAAAATAATAGTTAAACTAAAATAATAGTTAGTTAGCATTTAATATTGAAAAATCAATATTTATAGCATTGCTATAAAAATATAATACAATGTATATTAAATATTCCTCTACACGTATTTCTCTCTTATAAATATTAAAAAAAAACAAGAATTTGTAATAATCTGTCTTGAAATTAGACTTGACTGTAAAATAATCTAATAAATTATTAGCACTTATTCCTTTATTATATATTAATGAACTATGTTCTAATAATAAGATATTTTTCATAATAGTATCATTTATAGTTTCTAGCTTGCTATCTAAATTCTTTATAATTAATAGAACTTTATTATTGATCTTATTACTATTATTATTATTATTTATTATATTACTATTCAATGATTTATAAATAACATTCATATTTTTTTCATTACAATATATTTCGCTAAATCTTGATAATATTGGTTTTATTATTTTAGATTTATTGGCAGTAACTATGAAAAATTTAGTATGATTATATATTTCTATTGATCTGCGTAATGCTGATTGAGCATCTAGTGTTAAACTATCAGCATTTAATAAAATTATTGATTTGAAATTCGTAATATTTTTATGAGTAATTGTATTTGCAAAAAATCTCAAATTCTCTCTAATAAATTTAATATTGCCTTTGCCTAGGCTACAATTTAAAATTAATGTATTATTTTCTATATTTTCATTTGACTTATATATATAAATTAATAACTCTTCAAGCAATGTTTTCTTACCTACTAAATTATTTCCATATAATAATAAATTAGGTAAACTATCATTATCATATAAATCTCTCAATTTTTGTAACATTATTTAAATAATAAAAAAAATATTTAAATCAAAATATACTATTTAACATTTTATATATATACACTATTTAACATATATATTATGCTCAATCTTGTTTTTATAGTTTGTAATTTTTTAAATCTCTCGAATATACTATTAACTATTAATAGTAATAAAATAATTCAAGTTATTGATAAAGAGCTGTTATATAACAATAATAATATTATTATTAATTATGAAAGTCGCATTAAATCAGGTGCGCGAATTATTAAAAAAATACAAAAAAATAAGATTCCATATGATATATATGGACTAAGAATTATTTATAATGATATTCAGAATTATCATAATTCTGAATTTGCATATACTATTAAAAATATATTAACAAGTAATTTTAATACATTAGATTTTCTATATGATGATTATATTGTTCATCCAAAAGCAAACAATTATCAAAGCCTACATTTATATGTATTAACAAATATTTTAATTGAAATTCAAATCAGAAATAGCTTTATGCATAATGTATCAGTAAATGGAACTGCGTCAAATTATTACTAATTAATAAATTAATTAACTAATTAATTAACTAATTATTTAATTAATTAACTATTTAATTAAATAATTAATTAAATAATTAATTAACTAATTATTAATTTAATTAATTTAATATAGTATTACAAATATTATAATAAATAAATAGTGCTAATTTTAATTAGAATAGTTAATATTATGTCTGATAGTGAAAATTTTGATGATAAGGAAAAATTAGATTTTATTCTTAAACAAACATTAGGGTTTCCGTCTACATCAGACAATTTAAATTTTTACGAAGAATTAAAAACAAAATTTAATAGCTATTCCCTTAGTGAATCAATACTTTTGGAAAGCATTCCACAATATCCTGATTTCGATATATCTGGAATTGTTAGAAGTGCAAATGAAGTAGGATTACAAAGTTCCGATTTTATTGCTTATTCTCAAAATGTGCAAAATAAATTTAATTGCAGTATTGTAGATGATAGCACAGGAACTATTAGAAGATTTAAACTTCTTAAATTAGAACAAACATATAATACTGAAAATACTAATTATGGAGCATCATGGTATAAATTAGATTTAAATTCTAAAAACATTTTAGAAGATTCACTACAATATAATTATAAATCTTATTATGATGTTTTAAACGGTAATGCTCTTACATTTCCATATTTATATCAAATTTTTACGGAATTATCATTGACACAAGCTAGTAATTTACATAATTTACCATTTGGAAATGAAGGAGGTAATTGGGTTTATAATTTTATGAATGGAATATTATTCTTCGCAGATTATAACAATTTAGCACAGCAAAATATACGCAATGGTATTTATAGAATTACTAATAGTAATAAACCTGTTATAAGTGTATATAAATATATTGGTAGAAAAAGTATTCATAATTTAACAAATCAAATAAATACATTAAATGATTCTTATAATAATCTATCGCTACAAATTAATGCGTTAGAAGGAATTACAGGTATTACTGCTAATCTAAATGTTACTAATAAATCATTATTTAGTAATAATTCTTTTTTAACATCTACAAATGAAATTCAAGATTTAAGTAATACATTATTTTGTATAATTAATACATCTAATAATAGATCTGTTATTGTTGATATTAATATTTCATTATATTGTTCTTATGCTTTTAATGAGAGAATAAGCGTTGAAGTATGGAGAGATTTAAGTATGATTTCGCAAAGCAAAGAGTTAGGACATATGAATGCCACTGGAGGTCTAATTATACCTTATAGTATAACATATTTAGATGAAAATTTAAATGGTGGTCAAAAAAAATACTATTTAAAATATAAATTAGAAAATAATAATAGCACAGAGGAGCAAGGAATTATAAATGTTAAAACTTCCCAATCTTCAGGTTCAAGCAGTATTATATTAAGAGAGATTGATAGCACATTTTATTATTCTAATAAAATAATGTTCACTAATTCTAATTTCACAACAACAACTTCTGATATACAAGATTTGAGTGCTCTTCTTTTTAATACAATTGATGTATTAAATAGCAATGTACAAATCAATATTAATTTAAATTTATATTGTTGCTATGCTTTTAATGAACAAATAACTATTGAAGTATGGAGAGACCTAACTTTGATTTCACAAAGCATTGATTTAGGACCTATAAATGCAACCGGTGGTTTAACAATTCCATATAGTTTTAGCTATTTGGATGAAAATGTAAGTAATGGAACTAAAAAATACTATTTAAAATATAAGTTAAAAAATAATAATAGCAATGAAGAGCAAGGTATTATAAATGTTAATTTGTCCTCCAATATTTTATTAAGAAGAATTTAAGAAGAATTTAAGAATAATTTAAGAAGAATTTAGAAAATTTGTTTTAAGGTATAATATGAAATTTAATATATTTAATATTATTATAAAAATATTGAATGTCAGACCTGATTTTTAATCGCGAAACTGATAAATATATTTTTACAGGTTCAAAATTACGTTCAGGAACAGCTAGTAGTAAATTAACATTAACAACATCTAATACCGCATCAGTAATTGATTTATGTAATAATGGCAATATTGATATTAGTGCAACTAATGTTTTTATTGGTGGTCTTAAAGTTGTCACTTCTTCAAGCGGAACTGCAACAACTTTCGGGTCATTACAAATAATAAATGACTTAGATGTATCAGGAACAATTACAAGCGAAGGTGGAATAATAATTGGAACAGGAAATAAAGGTGGCAAAATATATAGCACGGTTAATCTTAATGAACTTGTTATTGATCCATTTGCAATAGATGCAAACGGCAATACATCTGATGCATCCGGACAAGTTGTAATTTTAGGAGATTTAATAGTTCGTGGTAATACTACAACTATTCATTCTAGTAATCTTGATATTTCAGATATAAAAATAAAGATTGCTTCAGGATCATCATCAGCTGTCCAAGCTAGTAATGCAGGTTTAGAATTAGGAGATGGATATGCTAGCTTGTTATATAATTCAAATGTATGGACTTTGAGCGGCGGTAAACTAGAAGTTATAGGAAATATTTTACCCAAAAATAATATTTCACAAGTCCCTGTTTCATTCAATACTTTTACATTTAAAAAGACACCTCTTATACCATATATTGGAACTACCACAAATTCAAATACTTTTGTAGCTGCTGACGGATATGATATTAGCAGAACTGTATTAAGTCCTCATTCATATATTAGAATAGAATATAAAGTTAAATATACTGCTTCACCAGAAGCAGACCAAACTTTAAGTTTTCAAGTTAAAAGAGGAACTGACGGAGTTACTTATTCTACACTTGTATTTGAGGATGTAAGCCTTGGTTCAAATATGGGTGTTACAATTAATAATATATATAATGGAACATTTTTAGATGATCTTGGAGGTTCTATAACTACTGTATATTACAAACTCTTTTATAGAAGAGATTGTCCTGCTAATGATACTATTGACACATCTTTTGGTATTCAAGGGTCTAGCGGTAATTATATTTTATTACAAGAACTTTATAGACCTGATGCTAGTTCATAAAATATTAAAAAACAAACAAATTGTAATATATATTATTTAATATATATATAATAATATATAATATGAGTTTACATAATTTTAATTCTAGTAATAAATCTTGGAAAATGTATTCAAAAATTATAACATCTATTAATAGTGATGATTTAAATATTACACCATATGATGGTAAAGATTTATTATTAGAAGTTTCTGGAAACAATAACATTATTTTTAAAAAAGGAACTAATTCATATATTTTAGATAATTTAATAAATGGCAGTGGTGGTGGTGGTGGCGGAACAGGTATTATAAATGGAGGAGATGCTTCATTTTCTAATGTTGATGTAAGTGTAAATTTAAACCCTTTAACTATTAATAGCGGAAGTATAGGTATTAATGGTAAACCATGGGGCAATGCTTATATACGCGATTTAAGTATTAACAATAATATTGATGTAAGTGGAAATTTAAACCCTTTAACCATTAATAGTGGAAGTATAGGTATTAATGGTAAACCATGGGGCAATGCTTATATACGCGATTTAAGTATTACTAATATTGATATAAGTGGAAATTTAAACCCTTTAATTCCTAATAGGGGAAGTATAGGTATTAATGGTGATTCATGGGGTAATGCTTATATAAATGATTTAAGTGTTAACAATAATATTGATGTAAGTGGAAATGTAAATCCTACAATTACTAATAATGGAAGTATAGGTATTGTAGATAAACATTGGAATGAGGCTCATATAAATAGATTAGTAGTTTATAAAGGTCTAACAGATACACTACATAAAATTAAATATTTAAGGTGGAATACTACTTTTAATCCTGGTTCATCATTTGGATCAGGAAATGCAGGTCCTTATCCAGTTGGTGGTCTTACATATACCAAATCACTAAATACAATATTAGCGGTTGAAACATCATTTTCATATACTTTCAATCAGTTAGCTGCTGGTGCTGATGTATTATATAGTTTCTTAAGATTAACTTATGGTACTACTACTATAAATGGAAATCAAGTACAACAAAGATGGGGTGATGCTGGTGGTCTCGCTCCCAGTGGTACTGGCACTCGCAGCGCAACATTACCAGAATGTTGCGTTTTTCTTGATGCTTCTAATGTATCAGGAGTTATAAATATTGGTTTATTATTTACAGAAGGCCCAACTCAACCATTTTTAGATGACCCTCCCATAATACGTCAAGGATATTTCAAAGTAACAGAAACTTGGGCATAAAAATTATGTTTTTATATTGTTTTTATATATATAAATTTCGAATATTATATTATAAAATATTATATTATAATATGAGTTTACATAATTTTAATTCTAGTAATAAATCTTGGAAAATGTATTCAAAAATTGTAACATCTATTAATAATGATGATTTAACCATTACACCATATGATGGTAAAGATTTATTATTAGAAGTTTCTGGAAATAATAATATTATTTTTAAAAAAGGAACTAATTCATATATTTTAGATAATTTAATAAATGACGGAACAGGTGGTGGAACAGGTAATATAGATGGAGAATATGATTTATATTCTAATATTGATGTAAGTGTAAATTTAAACCCTTTAATTCTTAATAGCGGAAGTATAGGTATTAATAGTAAACCATGGGGCAATGCTTATATACGAGATTTAAGTATTACTAATATTGATGTAAGTGGAAATTTAAACCCTTTAACTATTAATAGGGGAAGTATAGGTATTAATAGTAAACCATGGGGCAATGCTTATATAAATGATTTAAGTGTTAATAATATTGATATAAGTGGAAATGTAAATATTTCAAATACTATTGGTTCTGGTTTAAAACCATGGGGCAATGCTTATATAAAAGATGTAAGTATTAATAATAATATTGATGTAAGTGGAAATATAAATCCTTTAACTCTTAATAGCGGAAGTATAGGTACTATTAGTAAAGTATGGAATGAGGCGCATATAAATAAATTAGTAGTTTATAGAGGTGTACCTGATTCACTACATAAAATTAAATATTTAACGTGGAATACTACTTTTTCAGTAGGTGCACTAAACGCAGGAAATACAGGTCCTTTTCCAACTGGTGGTCTTACATATACCAAATCACCAAATACAATATTAGCGGTTGAAACATCATTTTCATATACTTTTCTTATTAGTGCTAGTGGTTCTGATGTGGTATATAGTTTCTTAAGATTAACTTATGGTAGTACTACTGTAGATGGAAACCAAATACAACAAAGATGGGGAGGTAATACTACAGCTGCTGGTGGTTCTGGCACTCGCAGTGCAACATTACCAGAATGTTGTGTTTTTCTTGATGCTTCTAATGTATCAGGAAATATAACTATTGGTTTATTTTTTAATGAAGGCACAGTTACACCATTTTTAGATGATGCTATAACATTACTTCCAGGATATTTCAAAGTAACAGAACTTTGGCCATAAAATATAAAATTATAATTAAAATTATATATTATTTAATATATAATATGAGTTTACATAATTTTAATTCTAGTAATAAATCTTGGAAAATGTATTCAAAAATTGTAACATCTATTAACACTGATGATTTAACTATTACACCATATGATGGCAAAGATTTATTATTAGAAGTTTCTGGAAATAATAATATTATTTTTAAAAAAGGAAC